CACCAAAGCCGAATGGAACTAATGGTAAAGGAAAACCGATCTAAATAATAGGGTCGAAAAACCCGCGTAAAACCTGATGTAATCTTGATAAGTATCCCTCGAAACGTAGGGCTTGACAAGACTGTCTCATTCCGTCATATACTGTCCTATGAAGCACTATCGTATCCAAGCAAGGTCGAGTGGTTCATACCACGATATTAGACTCGACGCAGATAGCGATCAGGATGCGTTATTAAGCTTCAAAAAAATGGTTGATGAGGGTACGACAAACCCGGACTTAGACGAAAAGTTTTATGTCGACGACCGTACCTTTATTACTTACGAGGAGGTATCGGCGCATGTTACTACAAGAGTTAGTTCAGGAAAAGTTGGCGTTGGAGCATCGGTGGGCGAAACAGGTGTTGAAGCAGAACACAGTAACCCCTAGTATGCAATGGATTGATATAAAGGTTAAAGATTTAAAAGTACAAATCAATGATCAATGTGTTACGGATGCGAAGATTCAATTAGAAACAGAGCAGCAACAACCACACGAAGGCTGCTAAAAGTCTAGAAAAATTTTAGGTAAAGGAATTTCCTTATATATTATTTTTCCGTTCATTTGCTGTTTAACTTTATTCAAGCAAATTTCACAACGAAAAATATGTTTTCTAAAGGTAGGCATGAAATGTGTGTGCTCATGGCACGTTGGACATGTTCCTGCATTAATGTGTACGGTTTTATCAAGGTCATGTGATTTCATTAGTACTTCCCCAGTTCTTTCCAATAGATATATCGACTTTTGAGGGTACTTTCAACTCGGGTATACAGTTTTCCATAATTTCTTTGATTTGTTTATATTGAGGTTCGAGAGCTTCCCACTTAAGATTAAAGCATAATTCGTCGTGGATCTGTAGAATAGGATAAAGTCCAGCCTTGGCACAATCAATCATTGCTTGTTTAACCTGATCAGCGGCCGATCCTTGAATCAACCTGTTAAGAGCTTTGTAGGTGTAGGCTCGTTTAATGTTTCCCCGGCCATATTTGTTGACTGCATCATCAAAAGTAGTTGCTTTGTAAAGACCAAAAGAAGAAGGTTCCCATTCTTCAAATCTACATTTTCTTCCCTTGAGCGTCCAGATTGCTCCATTTTTATCTGCCGCATCCATAGCGTTGTTTGCTAATTGTTTAACAAAAGGAACGCGCTGGTTATACTCTTGTAAAATTTGTTCAGCCTGTTGCTTATCAATTCCTAATTCTCTGGAAAGTTTATTCTTTCCCATTCCATAAAAGATTCCTAGGTTAATTGTTTTAGCTTGAGATCTAGGTATGCCAGCCATGTCTGCTACTGTTTGATGAAAGTCTGCGTCTTCTTCCTGGTAGGCTTTAATCAGATCTCCAGATCCTGCAAAACCAATACTAGACGCATAGTGAACTACAAGTCGTGGCTCTTGCTGGGAATAATCAAAAGATCCCCATCGACAATCGTTGTCAGTTAGAAATAGAGAACGGATCCTGGGTCCGAGGTCTTTGTTTCGGGCTGGAACCTGCTGTAAATTTGGATGCGCGTAACTAAGGCGACCACTGACGGTACCACCAGAATCGCCCCTGAGTTGATTTATTTCTGCATGGATCCTCCCTTCGTGTTCAAATTTAAATATTGAATCGATGAAAGTAGAGTGAAACTTGCTCACTTCCCGTGCTTCACGAATCAACTTCGCTATGGGTGCCTTACAGTTAGTCAGCCAATTCTGAGTAAAAGAAGGTTCCTTACTCTTCTCAGTGAGAGGATAAGGAATCTTAAGCTTATCAAAGGCCTTCGCGATTGATCGAGCTGCCCATATATCTATGTTAATACCCGCGCTCTTTTTAATTTTCAACAGTGCTTGCTTTTCTTTTTTAACGAATTCGGTTTTAAGTTTATGGGCTCCTTCAAGATCTACACGAATACCTTTGGACCTCATCTGAATAAGAATGGGCAAAAGCTCCATTTCCATTTCCCAGACATCAGTTAAGTTTTGTTTTATAATTTCTACTTTAAAGCGTTGCCATAGTTTTAATGTTAAAGAGGCGTCCTGTTCTGCATAAGGACCCACAAACTTAGGAGGTAGTTTATACATCTCCGCTTTAGCATCAATTCCCCATTCCTTGGCTACTTCTTTTAATGCAGCTTCTGATTTGAGTTCGGATAGGTAATCCATTGATAGAGAGTTCAAGCTGTAGTTTCTGCGATTCTCATCAATAAGAGCGGCAGCAATCATTGTATCCGCTACTTTTCCATAAACAATAATACCATGAGCTCTTAACCAGCCAATATCATACGCTGCATTATGAAAAACTTTAATACCAGGAGCCCGACAAATATCCTGTACCCAATTCAAAACCATCTTAGCATCCATATTACTACCGGTTTCGTGAGAGATAGGGTAATACCCTTTGAAATTGTCGGTCGCGACAGAAACTCCTATGATGTTACCATTCCTAGTCGCCCAGCCGGGTCCTTTGGTTTTGATATCAGGATCTTTGGTTTCCAGATCAATGGCTACAATTTCAGCGTCCTTGAGGTTTGGATACTGCGTAGGAGTAGTCCAGTCTGATTCTTGAAAAGTAAAGTTAAGATGATGAGCCATCTAGTTCTATTCCAAGTTTTGCATAATGAATAATTTTTAGATAACGATCTTTGGTAGTTTCTCCAGGTTTGGTACGGGTAGCATATTTAATAATATTAGAATCAATCGTATTGAGTTTATTTTTATAACAATAAACAACTGGTTGAATCGCAAGAGTGGTGTAGTGACTTCCACCTTCCTGATAATCTAATGCTTTTTTAGACGCCACACATTCCTTCGCATTCGTTTTCAAATAAATTTAACTGATCTTCTTTCCTTTTACCTTTTAAAAGTTTATTGAAATCTACATCGCGCAAAGGAATTCCTTTTCGATGAATGTATCTTTTAATGTTGGGATCTTTGGCAGAATTTCTGATGACATCATCAATCTCACAGGCTTCTTCAAATTCTTCCGGAGCATTAGTTTTGATCTCATTCCATAAATTATTATCATGATAAGGACAACCAATACAAGAACTTTTTGCAGGAGTCCTATAATCTTTTCCATTATACCATTTTAAACAGTCTTCTCGGGTCATATTCTCGTCGATTAAAGGCCATGTATTTTGAATCCACTTCTCTCTGGAAGGTTTCATTCGTGAAGCTTCATCTCTTGAAATTCCTACCCACACTTCCACCCACATTTCTCTGGGAAATCGTTGCCGATGCTTGAGTTTTAAAAGATGACGAATCTTTCGATTGATAGGAGTAATTTTATAATTCCGCGTGCACTGTCTTGGACCAATTCCTATTTTGCCTGTAACGGTATTACGCGCAAAGAAAGGAATATGAAGAAATCCTTTCTCTTTAGTAACTTCGTCAATCATGTCCTGTTTAATATTGCCGGATTTCAAATGATTTTTACAGATAATGACAGGGAAACTTAACTGAGTTTTGAGCCACGCGAGATGTTCATATACTTTGCGGGGCTCCCATCCCGTATCTGCAAAGATTGCGTAATCTGGTTTATATTCAAAGGCTCCCTCATCAGCCATGAGTGCCATAGTGGAAGACTGCACCCCAGCTCCCAATGATAGAATCCGTAGTGCCGGATTCCCCGAATAATCCCAATCTCCTCTAGCTACAACCATAATGTTCCTTTATAAACTGATTATACAGCCGTGCCAATGGGAAGAAATACTCATGATAAGACCGTAGAATATGTAAACTTTCTTTTGCCCGTGTCACAGCAACATACCATACCCTAGATTCAGAGCTCCGCGCAAGCCCCACCTTATTTTCAAAATGAGCAGGCCAGTTGGATTTTTCATAAACACAAACGTGTTGTGCTTCTCCTCCCTTGATGGAATGGATGGTATCAATGATAATATTAGAAGCTAAGGATAGGTCAATATTCTTTTCTATAATTTGTTCGAAATATTGTTTGTCACTCTCAGAGAAATTACGATTGAAGAGTTGTTGCCACTCCATTGGTTTGGCCAGAAGACCCCCAGATGTACCCAAAAAATCAAGAGAAAATGTTTTATTCTCACTTAAATTTTTCCAGCGTTTACTTTCTATGGATCTCCAACCATAGGCAATTTCATTGATATAAGTATAGATAATTCCAGCTTCCTCTTTTGTAACAGTTCCTCCCTCTCTGAGTCTTTTCCAATATTGAATTGCGTTCCATTTATTAAGATCAAAAGAATGTTTTCCTTTGGTATTTTGAAAGAACACTCCATACATTCGTGCAAATCCTTCGAGTTCTCTTACAATTTCCTGAGTCCGTCCTAGAATCAACCAGGTTCCTTTTTGTTCATGTATTTGAGAGGCAATGTCCTTGAAACGTGCGTGTATTTTAATGGATCCTTCCTGACCCGCAGCTATAAATTCTTTAGGTACTCTTGGTTTAATCATGCTTGAGATGTATTCACTGAAATCGTGAATAATCTGGGGTAAACGAAAAGACTCCGTTAAGATATACGTTCTTCCCGGAAAATCAATATAGTTAGTTACGTTTGCACCATTCCATTCAAAAATAGCCTGATCATCGTCCCCTGCAATATAAATGCGATCGGTTTTCTTTGCTAGCTTATAAATCATTTTCCATTGCAAAGGAGTCAGGTCCTGGGCTTCATCCACCATTAAAACTTTAAGATAAGGAGCTTCTTCCTTATCAATAAAATGAGTAATCATATCGGTAAAATCAACGCGATGATTTTCTTTAAACAATTCATATTGTCGGTAAATAAGTTGAAAGCGTGGAAGAGTGGCACGTTTAAAAACTTCCTCCACAAATTGTTGTTCAGGAGGAATTAATTTATTTCTTGCTTTGTCATACACTCTCAAAGACCAATCATTAAAGACTTGGATTCCGTCGTAGTTTTCGTAAGCTGGTTTAGCCATTCCTAAACCTTCTGCAAATTCTACCATATCTACTTGGGGATCAATGACAGGTAGCTGCTTTCGGAATTGTCTACAAAAACTGTGTATGGTTCTAAAATTATTAAGATCATCTTCATTACAATCCGGGAATTGTTTTTCGGCTCGTACCTTTGCTTCGTTAACTGCTTTGTTGGTGAAAGATAAGTAAGCAATTTCTCTAGGAGTGATTCCACGGTTAAACCATTTATCGAGTCTATTTAGAAGGGTATCGGTCTTTCCCGTACCCGGAGGACCAAAGATCTTAATCGTCTTGCTTTTCAAAAGGAGCTTTGACTCGCTTAAATTTGACATTGGACCTTTCTATTACTGGCTCATCCATCTTCTTACATAGCCATACATATTTTAATTTAAGTTTGTCGGAGTAGTCCTGTTTAGTGCATCCGTTTTTCTTAAGCATACTAATGATTTCGAATTTTTTAGCAGCTTTATCTGACTTTTTAACAAAGCGTTCAAAAGTACGATATTTAAAGAATATAGTCTGTTCATGAAGGTACCACATTTCTGCTTCGACTTGAGAGGGATTATCTGCCTGTTGAGTTTCCTGAGTAAATTGAATCATTGTATCTTTAAAATCTTCTTCGGCCTCGTTGCTTTCGTCATAACCCTCGATGGGTTGTTGCATTGCTTTAAGTTTATTTAAGAATACTCTATAATCTTTATCTTTCACTTTTTGCCAAACGATATCCGCCTGATCAAATAATTGTTCGGATATAAGTTGTTGTTGATTAAGTTGTTTTCCCGTGAGTTCCACTGTTTTTTTATCAATGGTTAAAAAATAAATAGGAGGTTTGGTTTTTAAAACTTGAAATGAATCCATTGTAGGCATGTAATCTATATTTTCGATTCCATATTTTAATGTTTTACAAACTGCTGAATTGCAATGGTTCTTCATTGGAGCATCACTGCATTTGTAGGTGTAATCTTTTTTCTCATATTGAGTTATTAAAGCCTGGACTTCTCTATCCGGAAGAGGGCGAGTGAAACCTTCGTTTCGTTCCCATAATTCTTTTTGCCATCCTTCAGGATTCTTTTTCTTGGCTAAAGTTGCAAAAGCAGTTAGAGCATTGTTTCTAAAACCATTTTCACAACCGTTACGAATCAAAGCTTGAAGACAAGGAGGATATTGATCAAAGTCAGTTTCGATTGGAAAACCATCATTAGTGATTTTTAAAGCTTCAAAAGTTGATTTGGATATTCGATAGCGTTCTACCCAAGTAAAAAATTCAGCGATAGAGATTCCCATACCATTGTCATGGATAGCGTGTCGTGTAGTTTGAGCTGCCCGTTGGTAAGGAATGTTGAGCCAGTTCCCTAAATCATTTTTATGAACCATGATCTTTCTTTGTTTGGGAAAGATCTCACAGCCAGCGAGACCTATATCAGCTGCAATTTCATGAAGTTTGTCTATCATATCGGACGCGGTCACCGGTTGTCGGATATGTAGAAATAAATGCATGCCCCCGGATTTAGATCGATAAGGAACCAAAGGGTAACCTCGTTTTCGAATAAGTTTAATTAAAGATCTGTGATCGAGATCGTAACGATCAACATCGATACACCCCCAGGTACAGGTGTTGTCCGATCGAATCGGAATAATTCCTAGATTAATTTCGCCATTGATATGGCGTTGGAACAGTTCATCGGTGACAGGGCCACGTTTAGTTGTGGCCCTACCTTTTTCTTTCCCGGTCTTGTTGTCTCTTTCGCCGTCGAGATAATACTCTCCGTAAGCTACATCAAGTCCGCCGAATAGCTCCTTGAAGCGCTGTAACATTAGAAGGGAGTTGCTGGTTTAATTTGTCTTTCTTCTTCATGTTTAACTTTTACATCGCCTTTTACACAATGATCATAAAAAGCCATTGCGCCATCAAGTGCCAATTGATTTTGCACAGCTCCTATATGAGCAATCTTCCATCCATACCATGTTCCCTTTGCATTTTTTTCGAGAACGGTTGTTAGAAGATACCTTTGGGTAAACATTGCTGGAGTGTAAAAACCTTTACCATCCGCACGGTCAGCCTTCAGACTTTTCATCATTGAATTCCACATTTTAGATTTTTTTCTTTGTGTGGCTTTCATGCTAATGAGTGCTGTTTCCTTAGGTTGTCCGTCTTCCACTCTCACTACAAAATGAGACGCTGTTTCCTGCACATAATTACCGTTAGGTAATCGGTCCAGGTTCTGGTCATCCCGTGTAGTTTCAGTAAGAATATCCGAATCAGCCGGATACGTATTAACAGGTGCACTTACACCTTCTTTACGATCAGGCCATTCAAGGTATTGTAACTTGTAGAAACAAGGAATAACCTCTATTCCTTTGGTGCCATCATACAGAGCTTGAGTTACATTATTGTAAATCATCGCTGCACGAGCCTCCGGAATAAACAAAGGATCTCCTTGAATGACTTGAGGAGATAACTGACCTAATACTTTTAAGAAAGGTAGAGTTAAGTCCTTTGTTCCCATTTCTTCAAACCCTTTATCCGCTAGTTTTTCTCCACTAATAGCGAGATTAAAAGGTGGTCGTTTAGCGACGTTCCCGTTTTTCTTACCGTTTCCGTTGCCGTTTTTAACGCGCGTTGTTCTTTGTCCGTTTGCCATCGTACGTTGCCTTTTGTTTGAGTTTAGTTCTATTAGTTACATAGACGCTAAACAAATCAACAGGTACTATTACGCCCTTTTCGATTTGTTCCCGTGCCCACTGCTTAAGTTGCATGGCGTTCACTTCTTGTTTTTGAACGGGTCTATGTCCTTCCTTCTTTAAAAGCTCCAGAACTTGTTGAGCCTTTACATCGTCGCCTGCCGTGAAAGAAACTCCCACGTTGTTACGAATCAAGTCTGCAAACTTATTTGCTCGCAACCATTGAAACGCTTCCTCTTTACGATCGCTAGAAATTCTAGCACCATAGAAAGGAGCCACCGTAACCGACGTACCGTCGGAAAGATTAAGACTGGTAACCCCAGCTTCTTGCATCAGATTTGGAATTGTTTCCTCAGAAAGGAACAAGGCGTCTTTTTTTGCTGTCTTTAATCGTTCTTCGATATTCGAGACTTCTTGTTCTTTTTCCTGAAGCTCTGTGCACTTCACTGAGATCTTTTTGACTTGTGCGTCTGTTGCTTTTATAAACGAAGCATCAGACACTTTTTGTATGTCTATTGCCATAATCGACCTCCACTGAATAAAATAAACTATTGCATTTTAAAGTCAAGCATAATATCTTCGTGGGAGATGGTAACGAAATATAATTTTAAAACAGAGCCTTACGCCCATCAAAAAGAGGCTTTAACTCTATCTTGGGATAAACAAAGTTTTGCTTTATTTATGGAAATGGGGACTGGGAAAACAAAGGTTCTACTTGATAATCTAGGAACTTTACGTTGTCAAAACCTTATTAATGGTGCCTTAATTATCGCTCCTAAATCTGTATATACGGTATGGTACCATACAGAAATTCCAAAACATTTGAATATTGAATATGATATGTTGCTGTGGAAAAGCACATTAAGAGAAGCGAAACTTCGTGATTTCTTTGAAAAACCCTCTATTAAATTAAAAATTTTTGTAATGAATGTAGAGGCTTTTTCTAGCGATAAAGGATCTTTTTGGGCGGAAGAATTTTGTAAGCGTCATATTAATATGATTGCAGTGGATGAATCTACCTGTGTTAAAAATTACAGCGCCAAGCGAACTAAGAATATTATTAAATTAAGAAAGTATTCTAACTATAGGCGAATTCTGTCAGGATTTCCGACTCCTAAAAATCCTTTAGATCTTTATACTCAATGTAGTTTTTTAAATCCTAATCATCTTGGTTTTAATTCCATTGTAGCATTTCGAAATCGATATTGTTTTTTCGAAACTATTTGGATTGGTAATCGTCAGATCAACGTCCCAGTAGGATTTACTAATTTACCGGAGATTGAAATGAAGCTAAAGAAATTTGCCTACCGCAAAACCAAAAAGGAATGTTTGGATCTGCCGGAGAAACTGTATGTCAGACGAAATATTGAATTTACCGATGAGCAAACTAGAATTTATAATGATATCCGCACAGAGGCCCGAGCGACTTTGCGTGGAGAAGAACTAACTGTAACGAATGTAATAACTGAAATTTTGCGTCTGCATCAAGTAACTTGTGGATTTTTTAAAACTAGGGAGGATAGTATTGAGCCGGTAGCTAATAAACGATTAGATACTTTACTAGAAATATGTGAAGATACAGATGCCAAAATTATTATATGGGCTACGTATATTTACAACATAAAACAAATTACTAAGACTCTTCGAGAAAAATTTGGGGTGGACTCTACCGTTGATTTTTATGGAGCGGTTTCTTCGGAGAAAAGAACGGAAGCTATTGAACGTTTTCAAAATGATCCAAAGTGCAGATTCTTTGTGGCTAATCCTGCGACAGGAGGGCTCGGTATTACTTTAACCGCAGCTTCGATCGTGATTTATTATTCTAATAGTTATAATGCAGAGCATCGGGTTCAATCGGAAGATAGGTCCCATCGAATTGGCCAGGAAAAGAAAGTGACGTATATTGATTTTGTAGCACCCAAGACGATTGATGAAAAGATTCTAGAGGCGTTGAAAACTAAATTTAAGCTTTCGGCGAAGACTCTGGGAGAGGTTGTTCGAGAGTGGTTTTAAATTTTTCTACGCGTTTCCACCATTTATCTTTGTACTCCATTAGCCGATTACCGGATATTTCAAACTCCTGAAAAGTTAAATTTTTAACGGCCACAAGAATTTGACCCTTCTTAATTTCACCATATTCTTTTTCATGGGCGCAGATATACGCTGCAAGCTGAATATAGTAGTCCTCAATCCATTCTTCCCTTTTAGGTTTGTTGGCTTGTTTAAAATCTAGAATGGTAGGGGCCTGTTTATAAAGACCAATGAGATCGGATGCTCCCGCATACTCTCCCGGATAGATCAAAGTTTGTTCAACCCCCCAAATTTCGTCTAAATAGATTAATCCTTTAGATATAATAAGATTAGCCATTTTAAGGGCTATAGGAGCTTCGTGAGTAGGCGCCTGGAATTTTTGACCATATAGATACCCTTCGAGGGCTTCATGCATCTCTGAACCTCTCTGAGCAGCTTCTTTCATAATTCGTCTAGCTTCAGCGTCTCCAACCCTTGTTCTCCAAGCCTTAATACCGTCAGATTCTTCTTTGGTTCTGTTGAGGATAGTTGTAACGGAGGGTAATTTTTCTTTGCCATGGAGATAGACTCTTCGTCCCTGGTCCGTTGTCCGAGTGTAGTCTTTATAATCGTACTTGCGATTGATCTTCACCCTTTTCTTTTATCAGAAATGATATTTAATTAAAGCTAAAACTACGGTAAAAAGACCTATAATAATAAAAGCTGCAGATGAAATAATAACTTTTTCCAGACGGTCGATTTGTTTTTTAATGCTCATAATTCTAGCATGCGTTTGTTTCTGCATGATCCTGCACAATTTCTCGTGGTCGCTCATTCGTTGAGCTAAAACCTTATGATTGCCTTGGGGCATTTGGATTCACTGGTTGTGGAGTAGTCGCTTCTCTTCGATCAGAAATTAGGTTTCCTATTGGATCGAAGGGGAAGAGCGCTGAATAATCAGTTTTCTGAACTCCTGGTCCTGGCATTCTCAATCCGGGTTGTCGCGGTAGAGTTGTAGGAGTAATAGGTTGATTCTTAGGCATTTGATTCACAGCTCTTTTTATCATCGCCTCTTCTTCAAGGTTAGCCGGCATTCCTCCCATCTGTGCCACTAAGTCTTCTGGAGGAGGTAGCGTATCTAAACTGTTTAGATACTCTTCCTTAGTTAATTTAGGATAAAGCTGTTCTTCCATTTTTGGATCCATATAAAGATCTGTTAATGGATCAATAGGTACTTTTCTATCGTTTAGAAATTCATAAATTTCCATTATATCCACATCGTCGGTAGTATAAGTTTTACCGGTGTCTGGAGTTATTAGAGTGTTTGCTAGTCTACTCAACAAGAGACGACTAAACGTGTCGAGGCCCGTTCTTGAGGGATCTTCTAAAAAATGCTTAAAGCCTTTGTTAATATAATTCAACGCGTTAGGATTGGATAAAATTTTATTGCCGTAGTTTCCTAAAAATAAATACATACCTGTGGGAATAAAACCTGCGCCGTACATTCCTCCAGCTGCTAAAGCCCTTCCAGGTCCACTTAAAACCAATCTTCTGGCCAAGAAAGTACTGGCATCCGGTACAGCATAAGACTTAACCATTCGCATATATCTCATCATATCGTCGTATTGTTTTAAAAGTAATTTAGCTTTCTCTGGTCCAAAGACAGCACTGAATTGTATACGGGCTGCTTCATTAGGCAGAATTAATTTTTGGAAAGTATCCGCATCGAAGTACCTGTTTCCTCTTCCAACGTTGTCAGCCGCCTGACCATTGGGAAGTTTCATTTCATCCAATTGCTTAGACATTCCTGTTGCTTGACCTGCTCTACCTTCTTTAGATAGCCATGATCCCAACCAATCATCAAACTGATGTTTATTAACCAATTGAAAGGATTTTTGATAGGCATCTCCAACATGCGCCCCCCATAGTCTTTCTAAAACGGCGTTTCCTTCCTTCGTTCCTTTTTCCGCTAGCCTAACACTATAACTGGTTCCTCCTAATTCATTAATACGGGGAGTGATGTGATAAACATCTGATTTCACAAGTTGTTGCAATTCCCTAATAGCATCGAAACTAAAACCATCTTTCATTTGCAGAATGTTTCTTGAAAGGGTTTTCAACATGGCATCTTTATGAACAGATCCAGCTTTTTCAAAACCCTGTAAGCCTTTTAGACTGAGAGCGTTTTGATCGAACGCCGATAGTTTTCTAGCAGTAATGGATTCAAAAGTCTTTATGTTATTTGCATAATATTCGAAAGCATCTTCGATGGCCTTTTTAATTTCTGTTTTTCCACTAGCATCGAGTTGCGTTTTTCCTATGGTACTTTCGGCCATTCCTACTTGAGCCGTTCCTCCGCTCGCGTCAATAAGTGTTTTATTCAACACCGGATGCCTCAAGAAAACCTTGGCAGCGGGGTCTAGATTCATACGAGCAAAATCATCTTCTAAAGCCCATTTGAGTTTACTGAATACACTTACCGCCTTGTCATTTTTATAAAGCATATTAGTCGTTTGGTTTAGAAGCTCTCGTAATTCAATATATTCGGTCATTGAAATCTTTCTTCCTGACTGTGCCAACATTTTATAAGCATTGTAGAATTGTCCAAAAGGAGTTTTTAAGGCTTCGGGTCCTGTAAAACCTGCCTTGATTTCCGGTGGTGTTAAAGCGTCTGCTTCTAACGCATTCATCATTCTTTTAACATTGTTAAGTTCGATCACCATAGGATCTCCGTACGCTTTAGCCATATCAATTGCCCGATTGAAATTGATCTTATTCATAGATGCAAAGTTTTTATAATTAGTAAGAACCGCTTTTGCAGTTTCTTCCGATGCCATTGCGAGAGTTGCAAGGTGCATTCCAGGTTGAGCATTGAATGCGTCACCAGCAATTTTGTTAAACGATGCAATAGCTTCTTCCTGAGCTCTTCGTGCGGGTCCACCAATAAAAGGTAACTGACCGAATACTCGGTTTAGCTTTTTAACAAAAGACCCACCGAGATGGTTGGGATCCGCCAACATAATCCAGTTCGCAGGAAGATTTTTATTTCTAGCAATGACGGATAAATTTCTTGAGTACTGTGTTTCCAGTCCAAACATTTTTCTTAACGCATAAGCGCCTCCCGACATCATTGGTCCTAAAAGTTCTGCTCCTGCACCCCATGTCAGTCCTATTCTGAAATCATCCAGAGATCTGACCAACTGGTTTTTTTCAGACATTTCTTTATAGGTTTTATCGCCTACCTTTGCTTTTAAATCGAGTAGATCTCTAGTAATTTCATCCGCCATATCATAGGCAAGACCTCCTGCGGTATATCCCATAGCTGCGGTAATCGCCGATCGGGAAGCCACATTAGCTGCAGTTGCCGGAGCAGTTGATCCGAAATATCTTCCTGCTATTTGTTTGAGTTGTTTCAAACCCATGGTAAATTTATTTAAGGTTTTGTTCCTAAAACTAGGTGCAATTTTATCAATGTCTTTGGCAAGCTTAGTCGGATTCAACATGTACTTCGCCATTCGTTTTCGATCAAAGAGTAACTGAGAAAACAATAATCCTAAATCAGTATAGATGGCCACACTCTCTCTATTCAAAGTGTCACTCGTCATTTCCTTGATGGGATCCACATATAATCTCTTCTTATGGGCCAATTCTTCGGCTGCTTGAAGCTGTTCGCCTTCCAACTGGCGCAGAGGTTTTGTTTCCAGAAGTCCCTTCTCCTGGAGTTTGTCAATCACCATTTTTTGGGCATCATTCAACGTTCGTAAATCTATCCGATTAGAATTCAATGCGTTTTGTAGTTCTTCTAGGGTCATTTGTTCACCGTATTCCTTCTGTACTTCTTCCTTTTTCTTCAACTTTTTGATCATTACCAATTACTTGTATGTCACCAAAATTCATAATTTTTAAAAGTTCGTCCATACCTTCCTTGCTATCAAAATTAGGGCTAGCCAAAAGCGTATCTATTTTCTTTGCTAAACTTTTATTGATCTCTGTTTGACCGTAGGCAACGGCCTTTAATTCCTTGATAGTATTTTGGCTTATTCCCATAGCACTACCTTTTCTAAATTTAGCTTCCAAGGCACTCGTTAATTGTTTTCTTAATTCCATGTAATGATTGATAATAGAAGTTGGATCTCCACCAATACCAAATATCTTGGTTAATTGTTCCGCTCTTTTAATATCCTGAACGGCCAGACGATCCTTATTTTTTAAAATATTAGCCAGGGCATAACTCGTCATCAATTGAATAGTTCTTAATTTAGCTTGAACCGCTAACGGACCCCCCTCTTCCATTATTGCTTTATCTTTATCTACATTATCAAAATAAGAAGTGATCGTATTAGTTAAGGTTAAATATTCCTCTCCGGTAATTTCTTCTTGGTCTCGTTGCTTTTCCGCATCAACTAAAGCGTCGGTTTCTGCTTGATCAATCTCCTGCATTAAAGTGGAATAATCCAACTGACCGGTCCATTGTTTAATTATATCTCCGGTTTTTCGGAAGGCTTTCATCACCGTTCCTTTTTGTCCTATTAATTCTGGATGCAGAATAGCGATATCTAAAAATTGATTGGTGTTATGTAATGCATTGGTCAACAATTCAACATTACTGCTATAAGAATTAATTGTTGAGGCATCCGCAGAGGCTACCGTAGAATCAGGTGCAGGGACTAGAATATTTCTTCCATTTCGACCGTCATCATCCGTGACGAAAGCATACATTTGGCCATCGTTTTTGTTGTAACGATAGGGCAGACCTTTATGAAACTTTCCACTTGTATCGCTAAAACTGACGAGACCTCCCCAGTTATCCCATGGGGTTCCTGTTTCTCCTTGAGCTCCAATTAAGGCTTTTTTAATTTCTAGTTCATCTTCTTCCCGTGCTCTGTTCAAAGACATAGCCATCGGAATAACGTCTTGTCCTGCTTGTCCTAAGACATCCAAAAAGCCTTTGAAACCAGGCTGATCGGTTCGTCCTGATATAAGGTTTGCTGCCAGTTGTAACAGAAGGAGGTTTTTTGATTTAGATCCCCTTGGTCCCAGAATATCTGATACCGTTTGATTAAGGGATAAAGCCAAGGTCGATCGTCCTGAACCTTCCTTCCCTGCGATGCCATCCCAATACGCCTGATCCGCAAATTTGTTTTGACTGTCCCTTTCTTCAATCTCTGTATTTAATTCCGCACTGACAATAGGTCCTCCATCGTCTCCTTCGTCATCAGCTACTATCGTGGTATCCAATTTAGGAGGAGCATCAGGATTATCAATTTGATTCTCATTAACCTGGTTGACTACCTTATCAACCTGATTCGGAGCAATCTCAATGCCTGATTCCGCATTGGCTTGCTCTATAATTTCGCTATTACTCATTCCTGGAAAAGCAGCAGCTAAATCAGTAACGGCCGCTTGTTCTATATTTTGTTTTACGGGTGGTTCTACAGGAATATCAATGGGTCTTTCTATACCCCCCACATTAACCGAGATAGTTTCCGTTTCTCCTATTTTTGCAGCCTGTTTTCTGGTTTCATTAATCGCCCAAGGAATTCCCAGAGAAGCTAGCCATAGTACTCTTCCTGTAGGTGTGTTTAATCCAAGAGTTCCATAGCCTTTTATTCTAGGCCACGCAGACATTGCTGCCTGCCTAAATCCTTGCATAGTATAAGGTGATCTAGGAATTGTAGAGGTACTGACAGGTCCGCTTGTACCAACGGGTCCTGATATAGTTTGAGCCGGAACACTCGCACCCGGAGGTAACATAAGTTGTTGATTAGGAGGAGGCAATAAACCAATACCACCACCACCCTGAAATTTTTTGACAGAAAGTTTACGTTGAATTTTGTTTATCATTTGTCACCTTTATTTCGGCGCAAATGCTGCATACGCGCCAATTCCTGTTCCAACCGCTTGACCTAACGGACTTGGTTGCGGTGCATAAGTTGTCTGTAACCGTTGTTGTGAAGCGCTAGGTACACCTGACTGAATGTCAGATACAAACGCTACCCGTTGATACGGTTCCTGAATAGTTTGTAATCCTGTTTGTCGAGTTGCTTCGAGTTCCGCTTGTGCAATTCCTCTTTGAACTCCACCAGCCCCCATTAAACTTTGTATATCTTGCGCTTGGCCTGTTTGTTGTAGTTGAGCCCCTTGCAAACGGGTCTGTGCTCCTTGTAAACGACCAGCTCCGGCCTGAAGTGCTGTTTGTGCTTCAAGACCTCTTTGAGTTTGAAGTTCTCCTAATGAACTTTGATAGCCTTGTCCATATACTCCTCCTAATACATCCGCTTTTTGTCGTTGAAGTTCTGCAATACCTACACCTTCACGTCCGCCACCAAACGCTCCAGCTTGAATAGCTCTGTTAGCCAGTGCTGTTTCTTTAGCTGCATAATCCTCACCAATCCTATTAACGACATTTTGAATATAAGGATTCATTCCTGCTTGAACATCCGCCGCAGTGAATTGTCGCCCGGCCGCCGTCGTGGCTCCGGTAAGATTTTGTCCTGCTGCAGTAACACCTGCATAAGCATCGGTGATCGCTCCAGCTCCCGCTCCAGTCTGGCCTGCTAAAGTTAAACCTTGTTGTTCAGCTGCAGACATAGGTGAAACCTGGAATGCTGGCGGACTTGTTTTTTTCTTTGCCAGTTCCACTGCTGCATCCATAAGACCTAATCGTCTTGCTTCGATTTCTGGTGCTTCTCTGATTGTTTGAACGTTGGTTGTGTCCGCTGGAACACCGCTTCCTCCGCCTCCGCCTGAACTCATTTTTGTTCTCCTAGTTCTTTGTCTAATTGCACATGAGTTTTAACATAGCCTCTGGCCTTTAAAACTCGTTCCCATCCAGGTCGTGCAAATAATTCCATCTTTTTAACTCCTTGGGTCGTTGCCCATTCCTCAATTGCATCCGCAAACCGAATCCACTGAATCCTGTCTCCTCCTGTCAGAATCCGAAAATTCAACGTTCGGAACTTCGGATACTGTTTAATTTCAGTGACACCTATAGCGTACACCTTCTTCTTGTCATCGGACCACGCAACCCATAACTGCATCAGATTATCTTTAATCTGATCCTTGATATGGTCATGATCAGCGTATCCTCCTGACCGGTCCAACGCAGTTTGAATAGAGTCCTTGACCATAATCCAAACCTTGTCTACTTCGTTATGTTTCCATATCCGTAACAGTTCCATTACGAAGCCATACTTTTTGCAAGCTTATTGAACTCTGCCATTTGCTTGTAAAAATATCTAGCTCCTAAATCCTTTTGTTGTTTCTTGTTCTTAGGGTCGGCCCCTAAAGCTAATCCAGCGCCTCTTACGGCTTTGGATTTGGTTACAAATTCTCCGTCGGCAAGTTGGGCAAGCATGGTGTCTTTATTTTCGGACCCTTTGCCGGCACTATCAACTACCAGTTTACCTGAAGTTCTTTTATAATTCATTGGGTTGTTTTCATCGACTTTAGTTTTACTTGGTAGACTATCAATCAGGCTTCCTCCCTTGACCCCTTTGACATCAATCTCCTTAAATCTTGGATGGTCTGGGTGAAACCACTGTGGATCAATCGTAGGTGTTGGTAGGCGGAAAGGTGGAAGTGTTCTACCTGGTCCGTAGCCTCTCTCTTCGATTGGTTGATCTTCATATGGAATGCGTGGACGTCCTGCTGGTGGTCTACTTGGGATAACCTCCTCAGGACTAAGTTGTGGATCTAAATGTGATATTCCTAACTGTCTTAGTCTTCTTGATTCTTCTTCATTTGTTGCTTCAATAATATTTTGATTGGGTTGATTAGCTGCGTGGCCTCCGCGTTGAAAACTAGCAATACCACCTTGTTGTTTTTTTTGAAAGAAAGCAGTTATATCAGGCATTAGATCAGCCGTAGCTGTTGCTGAAGCTGATGCATCTGAAGGACTGAGTCCTTCTTTTAGATACTGGTCATAAAGTTGTTGCCAACTTAGTGATCCTGGAAGAGGAAGTGCTTTAGATTTAGGTTTAGATTCTCCCCCTTCTCCTAATCCTATAATGCCTCCTTGTTGAATTCCACTGTACGGTTTGTCCGGATACTGGGAATAATCAATTGGGGCAATATCAGGGTCATCGTAAGGCATGAATTGACTTGGGTTCTGTGCGTAAAATTTGTTATAGCCAGGATACTTTGGTTCTGGTGGATCGACCGGGTCAAACATTCCTGCTGCGTAAAGTCCTCCTCCGAGTCCTATTGATCCTAGACCTACTTTGACTGGGTCGGTTCGAGATCGCATAACTACTTCGCCCGCCTCATTTAAGATGGGCTGTCCACCTTGACCAATCATTGGTTCTTGAGATTTAAAAACGCCTGCTGTTTTTTCCCAAGGTTTTTTAACGAATTTTTCAAAAAAGGTTTCGTCAATTACGTTTTTCCCTTTATCCTGTGCACCTTTAAGAACCATTGATTCATCGATTGTAGCTGTACCAGGGGGTGTTTTTCCTTGAAATGCTTTCTGGGTAAGCGCCATCATAGCAGTGTCTTTAAATGCGTCTTTCCATAAATTACTGCCTCGTTTACCTC